CCTCTATACCGACGGACACTCCGCCTTCAAAACTCTGGATCCATTTTTTTACCGCCTCGGAATCAAGCGGATCCCGCACTTTCCAGGTCACTCCAAAGCCAAGGGTCCAGTGGAATCCCGGATCTCCGCTATTAAACGAAGCTGCGAAGTTCGAATCGTAAAGGGAATGATTTCGAATCTGGATGAGTTGAATGAACTTCTGTATCGTTATCAGATTCATCGAAACGACAAACTCGGAAATTATGCGAAATGGCTTGCATCCGTTCAAAAAAATCCGATCCGCGCCGTCACAAAACAAAACTTGAAAGACGCGATGGTTTCCGAACTCGTCCGAGACGTGGACGCGTACGGTTGCGTTTCGATCGAAGCGCGAAAGTATCTTCTTCGTTATTCATCGGAAGAGGTCGCGATTGATCGTTGTGGTGAAGAAGTCTCTATCTACAAACGATATGACGGTTCTTACGTTGCTACCACAAACGACGGAAGGCATTTACTTCTCGACGACCAAGGTCCGATCGGAAGAACTTCCGGTTCGTACGAAAACCTTGGTGGACGAAAAGGATTTCGTGAAACCGAACGAGTAAAGAATCGAAAGAAAGCCTTGAAAGGCGCTAAGTCTGTGGAAAAATCCCTCGTCCTTTCCGATGTTCTTCCGGATTTACCAGAAATTCCATACGGGAAATTGAATATTCCAAAACTGGAAATGAAGACTCATACTCCCGCTCCCCCAACGGAATTTTCGACGGTGGACGACGCGTATGACTGGCTTCTAGAAGAACTCGAATTCAGTGACGAAATCCCGGATGAGGAAATAGACAAAATTGTTCTCTACAATCTGAAATCCTGCAAACGAAAAGTCGGATCGATCCCCGCACAGGAAGTCCTCGATCTTGTGGAAATGATCCGCGAATACTTCACAAGCAAGGAGTCAGGAAATTGAACGCACTTTTAACCAAACGACCGGATTTTGTAAACACTCGGAACACGGATAAGATCACAAAACTTTCGTACCAAGCGGTAAAAAACAATTCCTGGCTTGCCGTTACCGGAGAAGTCGGAATGGGAAAGACGTATTTGTATAACAGCCTTCTTGAATTTTTTTCCAACCAATCGCAGAAATACATTCTCGTTCACGTAGGTCCTGCCTGGGAAAGCACATTAGGCGGAATCTCAATCGCGTTCGTAATAAAACAGATGATCCGAACCATTCGCCCGGGTGAAACTGTTCCCGGAAATCTAAACGAAAAATATTTCAAACTACGAGAGCTTTTGATCTGGGCGAGAAGCATAGGAAGAAAAGTTGTTTTGATCGTTGATGAAGCGCAAGCGCTTCGCATCGGGGGACTACGCGATCTTAAAAAAGTGTGGGAAATCTCCCACGATAAAGAAGATCACCTTTTTTCAATCTTGATGTTTATGAAACCGGAGACACGGATTTCGAGTATTCTTTCCAGTCCCGAAATCGGTTACCGAACAATCCACGCACCCATGAACAACTTAAGCCATTCCGAACTGATACAAATCGCGGAGGAAGGTTTCAAGGTAAAATTCGAACGCGGCAAAGCGGGAGAGAAAACAAAGGAGCTTCTTATTCGCGGATGTAGATACCGAACTCCTTTAGCGGTTCGTAATGCTCTTCTTGGAATCGCGTTTGCATATCCGGAAGTTTTATCCGATCAAACCATCCGAGAAAATCACGTTCGAAACTTCCTTTCTGACGGCTATCTTCGCATCATGGATCGTTTGAAGATTTCGGTAAAACAGATTCGAGAAGGAATCAAAGAGCGTTATCAAAAAGATATCGATAAGGTGACGATTGAAAACGCGCTCAATGGAGAAGGTAAAGTTTCACCTGAGATAGAAGCAATCGTAAAAAACGAACTTGTAGATCGTATTCGAAGTAAAACCCGCAAATACGACGATACGATTTTCACGGAAAACACATGATAATTTTTGAATAAAGGAGGAAAACAATCATGGTGGCAAAAAAGAAAACGAAAAAGAAGTCCGTAAAGACGGCAAAGAAAAAGGCGGCTTCTAAGAAAGTCGTACGTAAAAAACGAATCCCAAAAGCGGACGTAGTAAAATCGACTTCAAAGTCTGTGGCGGTTGACGTAACTCCGAAATCGGAAGGAGATTCTACGAATGGCTAAACTTAAAAAAACCGAAGAGAAGCGTCCGCTTGTGGATCTTCCGAATAACGAATACAAAAATAAATCCGAACTCGAAGCCGGAATGGAATTCATGGGCGAACAGATGCTCGAAAAGGAACGGCTTGTAAACGAAGCGAATTTGAAAATTTCTCAGATTCGATCGGAACTGGAAGAAACAATCTATCCGATTCAGGCGAAAATCGATCACGTTACGAGCGGGATTGCGTACTTCGTGCAAAAGAATCGGGAAGAATTGTTCCCGGATCCGAATCTGAAAACCTGCAAACTCATTTCGGGAACGCTCAACTATCGCAAAACGCCCGCGTCTGTAAGAACAAAGGCTTCCGTAAAACTCTTCGAGAAGATTCTCGCAGAGAACGGTCTTCTACAGTTATACAACGACTGGATCGCAAGACTTTCTAAGGTATTCATTCGCGCAAAGCTTGAGTTGAACAAGGACTCAATCATCGCGGATCCGCTCGCGGCTCATCAGAAAATCGGAGTCGAGTTGAACGAAGAAAAAGAACGTCTGTATATCAAGCCCTCCAGACTCGAGGACGAAATTTCAGCGGACGCAGATACAGAGGCCGCGTGAAAAGAAAGGACATAGGGGACGAAAGCCTCAATTTCTGTTTGGAAACAATCGAAGAAAAGGAATACGGTTCCCTGTGTCTTATTCTAAAATACTAAAACGCAGAGCGTATAACCTTTTCGTAATATCCGGTTACAACCCGGAGCAGATTGCGAGCGCTCTAAAAACCGAATATCCAAAACTTACCGCGAACACGATTCGAAACTGGCTTTCCGAAATCGACGAGACGACCGGAACAACCGCAGAGCAAGATCGTGAACAAGCACTCTTAAACGCAAGAAATGAAGCCTTAAAAGAAGCGGAGATCAGCCTAACGACTCTACGCGTGAATACGGTCCGTGCTTTCAAAGCGATCAAAAAAGAAATTTTCAATGAAGACGGAAATTTATCGATATCGTTTAAAAGCGGCGAAGGTGCGTTAAACACATTTCGCGGGTTGATGAACGACATCGAGCGCATGCTTGAAAAAGAAAAAGAGCGTATAGAGCCGGTCGAAGTAGCTCGAGGTGTTCACCGAGCAATCAAAGGCACTCCGAAATTGAATAAGTTTTTTCAATCAAATCCGGAAGTTCTATCTCAGTACATCGCAAATATCAAACGAGAAGTATCTATGATGAAGGATATCGACATCGCTTTCTTACCGGAGCTAACCGATGGCGAAAACTAAACAAAAATCGAATGCTCAAGATCAGTTCTTTCAAGAGCTGGATAACATTATCATAAATCCGAAGAATGGATCCAATGAATCGTTAGAAGAATTTCTTCGTCAAGAAGTCTTAATAAAAAGCGTGAACGGACTTGTTCCCTATAGTTTTGAGGGATATTCTTTCTGGAAAGATATTTGTAGGGAATCACAAGATCATCCAGACATAACTTTCATAAAACCAGGACAAATTGGTTATTCTCTTTGGGCTTTAGCAAGGATTGCAAAAAAGATCCGTAGAACAAGTTTAAAGGCTGGAATCTATTTCCCTGATGATACGTCAATGAAGGATTTCGTTCAAGATCGAGTTGACCCTTTTCTTAATTTTCAATGTCCTATTTTGAAACCAGATATCGATGGAACATACGTCGATAACACAAGGCTTAAAAAAATTGGAGATGCTACATTAGCTTTTCGGGGAACTTGGACCAAAAGAGGAACGAAGACAATCGATCTTGATATCGTAATGCTTGATGAAGTAGACGAGCATGACGAAGAAAATATAGAATTCGTTGGAGACCGACTTCTCGCATCTCAACTGAACTGGATGATGAAAGGCTCCCAGCCTTCTTTTCCTAACATGGGAATTCATGGTGAATTCATTCGTACGGATCAGCGCTTCCGCTTTTTAAAATGTCCTTCCTGCGGGCACTGGACTAACTTAGTAGAGCGATGGCTGAAAGAACCGCTTAGTATATTCGGATTCGATGATCAAGAAGCTTTAAAAAATCCAAATGCAAAGAACGTTTTTTATATTTGCGAAAACAAAACTTGCAGAAGGAAGTTAAATAATCAAAAAGGCGAATATGTTGCTAAAACGAAATCTGATCGTCGTGGTTATCAATGCTCTCAGCTTTTTACACCAATTACTCCTTATTTTATATATAACAAATTACTCAATGCAGTAACGAGTGCAAAACGAAAGAACCTTACTATTTCTGTTATCGGTTGGCCTGACAGTTCTGAAGAGGAGCAACCTTTACAGATCGATGAAATTCAAAAATGGGAAGGAGATCAAGGACTCAAAGATCATTCTCCTTACTTTACTTATCATGGCGCGGACCAAGGAGATACGGTTCATGGGGTTTTCGGTGAACCGACGTTGGATGGAAGAATCCGAATAATAGGTCTTTACAAGGCAAGCATCTTAGCTGAAGAACGTTATGCGGAACAGATCACTCGATTCAGCGTATTAAATGGAAATATCGATGCAATGCCAAATCGTAACTGGTCTTTACGTATGGCGCTTCGATTTCCTGACAATTTAAAGATTCAGTATTTTACAAAGAAGTATCGAGAAAATTCCGAAGTAGTTCCCGGCGCGGATGAAGTAGGAGTTGTCAATGTAAACCGAGACGATTCTCTTCAAGATACGGTCGACGCAATTAAAGCAGGGCTTTTCATATTCCCAAATCCTAATTTACTTTCTGAGTCGGACCTCAAAGCATACGAAGAATTCAAATTCCATCTTACGATGCTCGTCCGAGAGAAAGGAGAAGATGAAAATGGAAAATCCCTATGGTCGTTCAAAAAGAAAGTGCCAAACCACTATGGAATGGCTCTCAATTCATTAAGAATTGCTTATGAAACTTCGGGAACGGGATCCGGTGGATCCGGATACGGAGGGTTTGCATAATGAATTTTTTTCAACGGTTGTATTATAATTTTTTTGGAACTTCTTCGGCTATGGAGTTCGCCGCAATTTCCAAAAACCTAAAAGATTTTCGGCAAGAGACTGAGCTTTTTGTTCAGGATGTGAATCCGTCTTTTCCTTTGGAATCGATTCCTCTGATCAAAAAACTTGTGATCGCTTTTCCCGATCTTTCTCAAGCGGTAAAGCGCGCACTTACCCTTGGGAATTCGGGAATCGAATGGAAAATCGACGCCGATGAAAATGGTAAGAAAAAGATTCAAACCGACATCGACGCATTCTTTAAAAAGCATCGTGGAATTACGAATCATCTTCTTAGACAAGTTTTAACAACCGGAGCTTTATCCGCAGAGATTGTGCCGTCCTTAAATCTTGATTCAGTTTCTGAAATTCGTTTGATCCCCGTTGAGAAAGTCATATTCAAAAAAGAAATCGACGCGGACAACATCGTTCGTTTTGTTCCATATGAAAAAGGAAAGTTCGGTTACAACCGGCTGAACGAAGAACAATATGTTTATGAAGCAATCGAACGAGAAGAAGATTCTCCGTACGCAATTCCTCCCTTTCTTTCCGCTATCAGGTGGATCCATTCTCAATTCAAGACTCAAGAAAATATCGATAAGACTTTGAATAAATGGGGGCTATTGGGATTTATCATCGCGAAATTCAAGAGGCCGCGACTCCTTCCGGGAACGGATGCAAAGACTTACGAAAACCAACAGAAAGAATTTTTGCAAAGTGCGAAACAATCCTTTGAAAAAAATTCTCAGTCCGGCTTTCTCGCAACCTACGACGATACGACAGTCGATCATCATACGTTAACCGACGCTTCCAAGACCGGAGGCTTCGAAGCGATATCTCGCTACATTGAGGAACAGATTTCTTCCGGTGCTGATACCGATCTATTTATTCTCGGTCGATCGTATTCCGTAACGGAAGCATATGCAAAAATTGCGGGAAAACTGTTTCTTCTCAAACTCGGAAATTTTGCGTATCCAGTGATCCAACTTCTGATTCGGGCGATTACTTTCGATCAGTTATTGAAAGGGAATCGATTCCAAACGATCGATGCAAGTTGGAAGAAATCAATCTCCTTAGATCCTCTCTCTGATGCGCAAGCTAAACTTGCAGAAAAACAGGTAGAAGCCGCGGAATTTCAACTTGTTCTTTCTATGGTGAAATCTGGCGCGATCAGTCCCGAGGATGGCGCAAAACTCTTAGGACGAGACAAGTGGTTTGATTCGGATAAATTGGAAACTCAAGACAACTCCGGATTTGCTTTCGCTGAAAACTCAAGTATAAGGAGTAAAAAAAAACTCCTGATGAATAAAGAGTTCGAACATACTTCTCATGTTTGCGGCGACCTTGACACTCTTGTAGAGTTTGGTGCTTGGACAAAAAAAGAGAAAGAAGTTTATGCTTCCATCGAAGAAGCGTTTGTTTCTCATTTCTTTTCTTCCTACGAAGATCGTGTCAATGAAGTCTTAAATCAAATTTCCAAAAAGGGAATGGGTAAAACCGACGCGATCAATACGATTTGGGATGTTTTAGAAAAGGAACTTGGACAAAAATTTCCCGAAGAAACTGCAAAAAACTGGAAAGAAACAATTTCGAAAGCCTGGGACGCGGGGCAGGATATAAATAATCCGAATTCAAAAGACGATCCTCCGAAGGTTCAAGCAAATAAAGACATATTAGATTTCTTTGATAAAGGATACAAGTTTGATATCGGGAAACAATTCAACCGAAAAGAAGATATAAACAAAATTGAGGAAGCAATCCGGGAGGCCGTGGAAACCGGATCCACAAACGAAGTTATCCGCAAGCTTCAAGACGAACTATTAGGTCCGGCTCCGAAAGATAAACTCGGAAAGAAAAAAGAAGGACACGTTCCTCCAGTTGATCCGAACGCAAAGCTGAGAATCAAGCTGAATGATATCGTTCGCGGACAAATTCTCAGATCCAGAAATTTTTCCCGTACCGAAAGATTCGAACAAATAGGGATCGAACGCTTAGAAATCGTAGCGGTGATGGATAACCATACTTCCTATATCTGCAAACTCATGAACGGTAAAACGATTGAAGTTAGAACTTGTGTGGAGTATGTGCGTGAATTTTTAGCGGATGATCCAACTCGCGAATATTTTTGGAAAGATCGAAGAAATCCAACAGAAGCACAAATCAGAAAATTGAATATTGCCTCTAAGTCGGGCGATGAAATTACCGCGCACTTACGAAACAAAATGCCTCCGTATCATACCGGCGGCTGTAGGACAACCGTCGTAGCCAGTTTCAAATCGGAGACAAGGAAAGCTTCATGATTTCCAAAGCGACAGCTCTCAATATTCAGGATCGAGCAAGTCTTTATAACGAGTCCTTTCCGAATTACGCGCCGCTTCATGTTTTCAAAGAAAGATTATACGGAGAATGGGAACTTGGGCAAAATTATAAAAACACTTCCGACTATCACGGCGCTTATCCGGAGCAGTACCTAAAAAGACTTCTCCCTATGTTTCCGGACAAAGACAAAGTTCTTCACTTATTTAGCGGAAAAACTCCGCCGGGAAAGTATTTGAGAATGGATAAAAATCCGGATTTGAATCCCGAAATCGTAGGTGATGCGGAACTTCTTTCTTCGTATGTTCGCGCGATCGTAGGCCACTCTCTTGATTTGATCTTAGCGGACCCGCCCTATACCAAAGAAGACGCAGAACATTACGGTTTTTTAATGGTCAACCGTGGAAAAGTTCTTATGGAAGCCTGGAAATCTCTCGTAGTCGGCGGTCATCTTGTTTGGCTTGATCAAGTCGTTCCGCAGTACGCAGGAAACCAGTGGAGCCTTGAGGGAAAAATCTATCTTTCGATTTCAACGAACCACAGAGTCAGAGTAATTTGTTTATTTAGGAAAGTTTAATATGAGTAATTTTGAAATTTTTGAGTTGATAATGATGTATACGATCACCGGAACACTGGCGGTTTGGGCAGTGTTGGGATTCTTTGCCTTAATCATCGCGTCTTTTATTTGGAAATCCCGTTTTAGCCTATTTACTACAGGTTTTGTCCAAGTTTTCTTAGTCGCCGTGAATACTTATCTCATAAGCAAAGAGAAATATTTAGCGGTCTTTTTCGTAGGAGGGCTGATTTCTTTTGTATGGACCTGGAACGTTCAAAAAATCGCGTTCGGAACCTTGCGAGATCGAATCACTTACGCGTCCGGTGCAGGTTTCGGTTCATTAATCGGATTACTCTTAACCGCATTCATTCTAAAAACATTCAGTCTATAAGGAGTTTGATATGAAAGAAAAGATCATTCAAGAAATTCTTGGAGAAAGAGAAAAGCAAGATCAGAAGTGGGGAGAACAAAATCACAAGCCTATGGAATGGGTCGCAATTCTCGGAGAGGAAGTTGGAGAAGTAAACAAAGCGGCTCTTGAAGCGTATTTTAGATATAAAGGCAAAGAGGATTATTCTGAATATCGAAAAGAGCTTGTTCAAGTTGCCGCCGTTGCATTGGCAATGATCGAAAGTCTCGATCGGAATCAGAATTAACGATACATCAATAAATATTTAAGAGGAGATAAGGATGAAAGTATTTATACCTATCGAATTCAAATATATCGAACCGAAAATTCCCGAGGACGTTATCGACAACACGACTCTTTTGATTTCGTTTGTGCTTCAAGCGCGATCCGCGTTTATCTCTGCAATGGATGTTTGGTACGATAGAAACTATCCCTTGAAAGACGCAGATACGAAGGAAGAATTTCAG